CACCTTGATGAAGGTGCCCTCGGCGAAGCCGGTGATGACGCCCGTCAGGGGCCCCCAGCTCAGGGTGACCTTGGCCGGGTCGTAATTGTGGAAGGACTGCGACATGGCCTAGCTCCTTAGTTGACGAGGGTGCCGGTGAGGGTCAGGCCGTTGATGGCGCCCGCCAGCAGTCCCTGGAAGGGGATGGAGGGCAGCACGCGGCTCTGCTTGTAGCTGGCCACGCTGGCGGCCGTGGGCGGGGCGATCAGGTAGCCCAGGGGCATGGCCACGCCCGCGGCGGACACGCCGGGGGTCAGGATGCCCTTCTGGACGGCCTGCTTGAGCACCCCGCGCATGGCGTTGACGAAGAGCTGGATGCCCTTGTCGGTGTAGGGCACCTTGGCCAGCTGCAGCTGCACGTTGAAGCAGGCGATGGCCATGTTGGCCACGATCCAGTCGCGGCCCATGACCACGTCCAGCCACTGGCCGCCCGACTGCACGCCGGGCTGCACGATGTTGGCGCCGGCGATGTTGCAGTAGTAGTTGGCGTTCTTGGCCGTCAGGTTGGCCACGGCGGTGGCCGTGAGCACCGACAGGGCCGTGGGGGTGATGCCCGAGAGGGTCTTGGCGAAGATGCTGATGCTGCCCGGGTCCTGCGGCAGGAGGGTGCCGAACACGGCCGCCTCGGGGAAGTGAGCCTGGTCGTCGCTCCACAGGTAGCCGGTGCGCAGGTAGCTCAGGGCCTGCAACTTGCTGGCGATGTCGGTGCTGGCGCTCGTCAGCACTGCGGAGTCCTGGCTGCAGCCCCAGAACACGTAGAGGCCGTTGTTGCCGTTGGTCTCGATCCAGGAGGCGGCGTCCAGGATGTCCTGGGCGGTGCGGCTGCACAGGATCAGGCCGTACCAGGCCGTGCCACCGGCGTTCACGATGGCGGTCAGGGCGGTGTCGGGGCCCGCGTCGGGGGTGGTGTCCACCTTGCTCAGGTGGGCGCCGACCGCGCAGGTGAAGGCCTCGCCGGCCGCGGCGGCGGTGAGGATCAGCGTGTTGGAGCCGCTGGTGACCACGGGCAGGGCGGGGCTCTGGGCGTTGATGGCGGCGGCTAGGCCCGTGACCACCGACGAGGCGCTGCCGCCCGTGGTGGTGCTGTAGGTGGAGTCCACGCCGTTGATGGTCACGGTGTAGGTGGCGTTGTCCACGTAGGTGGGGGTGATGGTCTCCACCTGGGCCACGTCCGCCGAGGCATAGCCCACCATGACCTGCTGGGGCGTGGGCAGGTTCGGGTCGCCCTTGAAGTACGACACGGCCGCCACGTACTCGGGGTCCGAGGACATGAAGCCGTCGGCCAGCATGGCGGCGGCCGAGCCGTAGAGCTTCCACAGCACCCCACCCGTGAAGCGGTTCGAGGTGCCCAGGATCAGGCCGATGCCGAAGCCCTTGGCCTGGGCCTGGGCGGCCTGCAGGCTGATCTGGACGTTGACGAGGGACTGGAGGGTCGCGCCCATGGTGTGCTCCTAGTAGGTGAACGTTCCTGTCGGCGCCGTGACCGTGTCGATGACGCCCGGGTTGATGGGGTAGACCTCGGCCACGTTGGCGTAGAAGTCGAAGGTGACCTGCATCTCGGCCTCGGTATCGAGCATGGCGGACACGTCCTGGGGCCCGTGCCGTTTGCCCACCCCGATGCCGGCCGCCGACAGCGCGTCCAACTGGCCGGGGTCCCCCAGGCTGGCATGCAGCCGCTGCGCCAGCGTCATGGCCTTGGGGGGGCGGTAGGTGGCCCAAGTTAGGTTGCTGCTGACCGTGACCGCCAGGGGCCCCGTGGGGCTGTAGTTCTCGACCGCCAGGCCCTGGTTGGCCGGGTCCAGGCCGTACTGCAGGGTGGTGAAGGCCTGGGGGTCCAGGGCGTCCAGGACGGCCTGGAGGTCGGTCACCACCTGGCTGGCGTTGGCCGGCGGCGAGCCGTAGGTGACCGTGTAGGCCGTGCCGTTGATGGTGACCGTGTAGTCCCCGGCTTCCAGCGTGGCCACGTTCAGCAGGCCCCGCACGGGGGGCTTGGGCGAGCTGAACACCGCCACCGAGACCGTCGCGATCCGGCCCCCCGCCACCGCCTCGCCCGCACTGATCAGGCCGTCGTCCTGGCCAGGGTCGGCCACCATCTGGACGTTGAAGCCGATCCAGGGCTTGGGCGGGGCCGCCATGCCCTGGTAGCGCAGCCGGACCGGGTAGAGGCCGCCCCAGGTCGAGAACGCCCAGGCGTTTAGGGCGTCGAGCTGGGCCTCGTCGATGGCGTCCTGGTTCACCGTCGAGGCCAGGGTCGTGGCGCTGGCGGGGCCGTAGAGGTTGCTGTTCTGGTCCCTGATCCAGTAGTAGTAGGTCGTGGCCGGCGAGGCCGTGTAGTCGTTGAACCAGGGCGTGCCAGCCGCCAGCGGGGAGCCCAGGGCCGTAGCCGAGCCGAAGCTGTTGGTGGTGCCCCGGAACACCGTGAACGTGGCCGCGGGGGCCAGGCTGGGGTCCCAGGTGAGCCGGTTGCTGGTGCTGCCGGTGATGGTTGCGGTCAGCGTCAGGCTCATTTGGTCGCCGTCTTGAAGGCCTGGTAGGCGTAGTGGTTCAGGTTGCGCCCCGTCCAATCCAGGCGGAAGGTGACCTCGAACCAGTACCCGTTCCACTGGAAGTGGTCGCCCAGGGTCTTCTTGTCAGAGTCGGCCAGGTTCAGCTTCGTCTCGGTGTAGACCGTGCAGCCGGACCGGGTCTTGAAGCCTTCGGGCAGGATCAGGGTCTTCATGCCCGTGATGGGCTGGATCGAGGCCACCATGGTCCAGGGCTGGCCGTTGTTCAGGATCTCCACCGGGTCAGCCAGCTGTCCGTTGACCGTCCTGGGCGGGGCGTAGCGGACGAAGGTGTAGAGCTGGCCCTTGCGAGCGAGCGGGCCGTTCACCTAGCCCTCGTTGATCTGGACGCTGGAGCCCGCCACGCTGGAGATGATGTACATGGCCCCGATGGGGACCGCGTAGTCGTAGACCTTGTCCAACCCGGCGGGAATGGTGACGCCGTCCACCACCTGAGCCTGGCCCTGGGTGGAGACCGAGAAGCTGGCCGTGATGGCCAGGGGCGCGATGCCGGGCTGGGCCGTGGTCACGGTAGAGGTCACGGCCGCGGGGCCCACGCCCGGCACGGTCATGACCACCTGGATGTCGATCTCCTGGGGGACGTGCTTCTGGATGTCGTGGGTCGGGTTGGTGTCGGCGTGCAGGTTCCCGGTGCCGTTGACCGTGCCGTACTGGCTGGGCGGCCCGTCCAGCACCTGGATCAGCGGCTGGGCGCTTTGGGCCAGGGCCCCCTCGAACGCGAAGGCGAAGCCGTTCTGGAAGTCGAAGCCGCTCACCGCGCAGTTGCCGGCGCCGACCGTGCTCAGCGCCTGGAAGGCGGCCTGAATCTGGGCCGCCGAGGCGTTGAAGGCGAGGGGCGTGGTGGTCTGGCCGCCGAACATCAGGGCGAAGTTGCCCTGCTGCGGCGCGGGCTCCATGAACAGCGTCTGCACGCAGTTGGTCAGGGTGCCGTTGTTGGTCAGGGTGTTGGCCGCGACCACGATGGGCGGGACGGGGGCGTTCGCCAGGGGCGAGTTGCCGTAGGTGATGGCGATGGTGGTGGCGGTCACCGTGACGTTGCTCACCCCGCCGTTGATGGCCGGCAGGGCGTTGAGCGCGTTCTGGATGGTGGTGCCGTCGGCATTGTAGGCGAGGGCGGTGGTCTGGTTGCCGGCGCTGTCCTGCAGCTTGAAGGTGCCCGCCGTGGGCTGGGCGCTCCAGTTGATGTTCTGGACGGCGCTCTGCTGGCCCACGTTGCTGGTCAGGCTGCTCTGCACGGTCAGGGCGGGCACGTTGGTGTCGGCCAGGGAGCCGCCGTAGGTCAGCACGAAGCCGTTGGCCATGGAGCCGGTCACGGTCACGTTGCCGCTGCCGATGCCGCCCAGGCCCTGCAGGGCGGTCTGCAGGTTGGCCGCGCTCTCGTTGTAGGCCAGGGCTGCGGTCACGTTGCCGGCGCCGTCGGTCACGGTCCAGGTGCCGCCCGTGGGCGTGGCGCTGAACGCAATGACCTGGACCTCGTTGGCGGGCACCACAAAGTTCTGGTCGAACTTGATGCGCACGTTGCCGCTGGTGCCGTTGTTGATGACCTGCAGGAACTTGCGGGCGCTGTTGACGGGCAGGACCGGGGCCTGCGGCTGCACGGTCCCGGGAACGGTGACGAACTCGTTGGTGAAGTTGACCTGCGACATGGGATCTCCTATTCAGCCCCGATGGGCCGGTAGCCGGCCGCGCCGCTCTGGCCGCTTATCAACTCCCAGGCGATGGAGTTCACGAACTGGCCTGTGTTGATGAGCGTGTGCGTCTTGGGTGCCTTGGCCCGCAGGGTCGAGGGCGCGTTGGGCGGCCCGATGTTGCTGCGGATCTTGGCCTTGATGTCGCGCTCGATGCGGGCCCCCATCAGGCCCAGCGCCCGGTCGGTGTCCAGGGTGCCGTCGAGCATCTTCTTCTTGAGCTCGCCGGCGGCCTTGCCCCACTCGCGCCACTTCTCGTCCACGGTGGATCGGAGCCAGCTGCGCTCGGGCTCGGTCTCGGTGCCGAACTCGGCCCAGACCCCGACCATGCCCACGGTCACCAGCTTGGCGAAGGCGGGGGGCTTGGCGTTCTTGCCCTGCCCGTCCTCGGCCTTGGGCTGGTTGAAGTCCCGGCCCAGGATGCCCACCTTGACCCTGGGCTTGGATTCCAGGGCGTGGACGGTGGCCATCAGCCTGTACCCGGCCGGCGTGAGCACGTCCCGGGTGGCGGAGCGGCCCATCAGCGGCCCCAGGTGTCCTGGAACCCGCCGAAGGGGGGCACCCGCACCCCGCCGCCGGGCGCGAACATGACCGGCAGCCTGTACATCCGGGCCAACCCCAGGAAGCGCTGGCCGTAGGTGGTGGTCTGGAACTGGCCCTTGTCGGTGGGCAGGGCCGCCTGGGAGGTGCTGATCTCCCCCACCCTGTCGCTCACCAGCGACCCGCCGCCGCCCAGCTGGTCCAGCTTGACCAGGTGGGCGATGACGAGGGCCTGGGCGTAGAGCACGGCGGGGGCGGGAAAGACGTTCTCGCCCACGTAGAGGGGAGCGATGCCCGCCAGGGCGTCCACAACCGCGGCGGGGGTGGTGGCCAGCTCAGGGAAGAGGCTGTTGAAGTACGAGCTGGTCACCACCGGCAGAGTCACGCCCGCCTCCGACTAGTAGCTGGCGCCCTGGCCGGCCTCTTGGATGTTGTTCTCGGTCTCCAGAACGATGGCGATCTGGGCCTCCAGCTCGGTCAGCACCGTGCCGCGGGCCTTGCCGGCCTGCTCGGCCGCCAGCCAGCGCCGCAGGACGTCCAAGTCCTGGCAGGCCTCGGCCATGATCCGGGCGTTGCCCGTGGCCACGGCGTCCAGCGTCTCGGGCAGCTTGCGGGCGGGCTGGTCCGAATCGGCGCCCTTGCCGCCGAAGTCGGCCTCCGTCATCAGGTGCAGGCGGCCGTCGTTCAGGGCCATCTCCACGTCCTCGTGGTCCTTCACCTTGTCCCACAGGGCCTCGGGGTACTCGTGCAGGCCCGGCAGCACGTTCATCTGCTTCTGCTGCTTGAGCAGCTCCTTGACCTGCTCGCGGGTCAGGGTGGCGTCGGCCTTGGTCAGCGTGGAGAGCATGTTGGAGCCGCGGAACGGGTGGATGACCCAGATGCGGTTCTCGTCCCAGGTCAGCCAGACCTTGCCCTTCTTCTCGACCGCCTTGCCCTCGCCCTTGGCGACGGGGCGCTGGGCCTCTCCCGCCCGGTCAGCGCTCGCGTCCACCTTCCGATCCTTCGTTGTGGCCATCACTTCCTCCAGGAAACGAAGCCCCCCGGAACCATCCGGGGCCGGGGGGCTTGGGTCTCATCCTCCGATGATCTCTTGCAGCGCCGCCTAGGCGACGATGGTGGGCATGTCGGCGAAGGCCATGCTCAGCGGCTTGTAGACCGCTACCCCGCCGTAGCGGGCCTCCAGCGGGACCTCCATCTCCAGGCCGCGCTCCTGCACCTCGTACTGGGTCACCTCCATGGGGATGATGACCTCCAGCTTCTCGGGGTTGCGCTCGTAGCACATGATGCGGTCCTGGCCGCCGTTGCCGGCGCCGACCAGCTTCACGCTCTTGTCCACGTCCTTGATGTAGGGCGAGGTCTCGAGGAAGTACTTCAGCACCGTCATGTTGCTGTCGATGCCGATGCGCTTGGTCGAGGCCAGGTTGTAGGCGCCCGTGGGCAGGAGCATGGTGTCGGGCTCCTCCACTTCCTTCGTCAGGCTGACGATGGTGTTGGCGATCAGGTTCATGTCGCGCAGGATCTGGTCGGCGGTCTTGGTGTCCCAGCTCACGCTGTTGCCGGCGCCGTCGTTGGGCAGCGTGATCTGGCTCATGTTGGCGTTGGTGATGAAGCCGCCCAGCTTCGAGCGCGGGTCGCCGAAGAAGATCAGATCATCGATCAGGCGCTCGATGGCCTCGGCCGCCGCCATGGCGCGGCGCTGGTCCAGGGGGAAGCCGGTGTAGCCGGCGCTGCGGATCTCCTGGCGGTTGTAGCCGAAGCTGGCGCCGATGCTGACGATCAGGTTGTTGAAGAACTCGGTGCCCAGGATGTCCACGCGGCTCAGGTCGGCCGCGTAGTCGCGGATGATGCGGGCCAGGCCCACCTTGTCGAACTGGCGCCAGGTCCAGTTCGTGGCCCCGGGGGGGACCTCGGTGTTCACGGGCACGAACAGCTTGCCCTTGAGCTTGGTGTACACCACGTCCTTCACGCGGGTCATGATGTGCTCGAGCTCGCGCAGGAAGAACGGCGACTCGGCCGCGTCCAGGAAGCCCGTCTTGCCCCGGGCCTGGGGCGCCACCTGCATGTTGTTCTTGTCCGGGCCGAAGTAGGCCAGCTTGCCGGGGTTCTTCGGCAGGACGGGCCGGCGGTTCCCGCCGCCCCGGGCGTAGCTCCTGTTCTTCGAGATCATGGTGTCGCTCCTTGGGGTGACGGCCGCTTACTGGCCGAGGAAGTTGAAGTCGATGGCCGCCGGGCCGCCGGGGGTGGCCTGGGCCGTCAGCCAGTGGATCGGCAGCGTGGCGCTCAGGTTGATGTTGTTGCTGCTGTCGGCGGCGCTGGCGAAGGCCCCCAGCTGCGTGCAGCCGTTGCCGCTGTTGGCCACGGTGCGCACGTACACGGGGTCGTGGACCGCGCAGCCGTTCTCGACGGCGGTCCAGATCTTGCCCACGCGCTTGATGTTGATGGGGTCGCCCGGCATGTAGCTGGGCGGGTAGGCGTCGCGGCGGCTCTCCATGGCCGCGGTCTTCATGACCACGCCCACGATGCCGCCGTTGAGGTCGCCCTGGCTGGTCGGGTGCTTGACGCCCTGGCCGATGCCGCCCTGCAGGGTGGTGCTCACGCTGCCGTCGTTCACCACCAAGCAGCCGAAGGTGATGTAGCCCGAGGCCACGCCCGTGACCACGTCATCCGACCCGGCGCCGGAGTCCTGGTAGTCCGAGCCCGGCGTGGGCGGGTTGAAGTTGTTGCTGTACGACAGCTGCGGGGTCGCGGCCGGGTAGGGGTTCGGGAACGGGTTCACAAAGGGCATGGCGCTCTCCTTCTGTGCGCAGGCCTAGGCCGCGCGGGATGGACCGTGGGCGGCTTGGGCTTAGGCCTTGGCCGTGGGCTGGGGGCGGGTGGAGTGCAGCAGGGGCTGCGCAGTCCAGGGCTTGCGGGCCTGGGCGCGGGCGGAGTCCTTGAAGGGCTCCTTGTGCTGCGGCTCGGCGGCCGAGTCCATCAGCACCTTGCCCAGCACCTCGCCCACGTTCGAGGGCGTCACGCTAGAGGCGATGCCCTCGAACATGCCATCCACGAAGGCGGCGTCCTTGCCCTCGAACTTGGTGTTGGGCAGCTTGGCGAGGATGACCGCCTTCTTGATCTCGGCGGCGGGCTTGGCGAAGAGCTCGTGCGGCTTGGCGTCGTCCATCACGGCGCAGGCGGTGGCCACGAGCTTGGCGTGCTCGCGGGCGGCAGCGGCCAGCTTCTCGGGGGCGGCGGCGGAGTCCATCTGGGTCTTGGCCTGGGCCTGGGCGGCCACGAGGCGGCCCTGCATCTTGGAAAAAGCGCTCTTGATCAGGCGGCCCGGCAGGGTGCGGGGCGAAACGGCGTCCATCTGGGCGGTGGCGCCGGCTTCCGAATCCATGGTGACGGCGTTGGCGAGGTCGGCCATGTCCATGGCCTCCTCGTTCTCGTCATCCGCGTCGTCGTCATCGTCGCCGCCCTCGCCCTTGCCCTTCTTGGCGTCCTTGGCGCGGCGCCGGCCCTTGGCGTCCTTGTGGGCCAGGGCCTCCAGCTTGGAGTCCATGGCGGCCTTCTCGCGGGACAGGGCGTCATGCAGGTCTTCCGGGACCTCGTACTCCTTGTCCCCGACCTTGATCTTCTTGGTAGCCATGGTGATCTCCGTTTGAGGGTCCGCGCTGTCGAGCAGCATCCTGACGTCAGGGCCACCGCGGCCCTTGGCAATGCCCACCGCCACATGGTTGTAGACGATGTTCTTCTGGATCATGTCGTAGGGGCCGAACTCGTGGTGCACCCCGGATTCCTTGACCACGTCGGCGCTGTAGCCGCAGCTGACCTCGTGGTTCCCGGCGTTGATGGCGTCGATGGCCGCCTTGTCGAACACCGTGATAGTCCCGCGCAAGAAGTCCGCGACCTTGGAGACCTGGTCCCCGGTGGCGCCGACCACGTACTTCTTGATGTCGTCCGCAGAGGGCAGGTGCGTGGGGTGGTTGAAGGTCGCCGGCTTCCGCTCCAGCGTGGCCATGCTCTCGGCCTTGAAGACCTCCGACTCCGGCCGCAGCACCCGGATCGGCTTGCCCGTCTCGTCGTGGTAGATAAAGATCCCGGCCTTGGTGAAGTTCACTGGGGCCGTCAGGAACCCCTCAGCCGAGAGCGAGACCTCGCCCACGATCTGGGCGGCGTCAAAGATCTTCACGCCCCGATACACGACGAGCTGCTTCATAGCCGGACTATAGGGCCGAGACCCCCTAAGCTCCAAAACAAGAATGTGTTTAAACTTCAACACAAACGCCCCGACCAAAAAGGCCGGGGCGCTCGGTTTCTGGCCGTCAAAAATTGGACCTAAGCCTTATAAAACGGGCCTTAGACGAGCCCCGCCTGCTTCAAGTTCTGCGAGGCGGCCTCCTTGAACTCGTCCCGCTCCTGCAGGGCCTGGGCCAGCTTGGAGGCCAGCTCCTCGGCCTTCGCCTCGGCCGTGGCCAGCGTCTGGCTCAGCTGCTCGAAGGTGTTGTGGGCCAGGCCGGGGTCGGTGGGGCAGGCCATCAGCAGCTCGAACAGGTCGCGCAGGGCCGCGGCGCGGGCCTGGTAGTCGGCCAGCTTCTGGTCCCATGCCGCCTTGGCCTCGGGCGTCGGGTCCACCAGCTTGGCCGCGGCGTCGGCGATGCCAGCGCAGTCCTGCTCCGTCTCCGCCAGCAGGGCCTGCAGCAGCTGGACGTGGCGCGTCCGGCGCTGTTCGGCGGCCTCGGCCATCTCCTCAGGGGTCATTTCCTCCATGCCTTCCTCCGTTCAATGCCGGGGCCTGCCGGCTCAGTCAAAAATGGGTTCGGCGTCACAGCGGCATTGGTAGTCCTCGCCGGGCTCGTTCTCGTCGCCATCCTCGTTGGTCACGGGCGGCTCGCCCCAGCGGAAGACCTGGCCCTCCAGGTCGCGGTGCATGGGGCGCTCGGCCTCGTCCAGCACGCCGCGCCAGGCGTAGCGCTCGATGCCGACCGACTTCTGGCGCTCCCGGTTCAGGCGGCCGTAGAGCTTAAGGGTCTGGTCCCGGGCGATGAGGTTGGCGCGGGCCTTCACCACGTTGCCCATGGCCATGATCTTGTCGCTCAGCTCCTCGACCCGCAGGCCTGCTCCGACGCCCTTCTGGACGGCCGTCTCGACCTTGGCCAGGTACTCGGTGGGCAGCGTCTTGATCAGGGCCACGTTGTCCTTGACCCACTGCTCCAGCAGCTTGTTGACCTCGTGGTCATCCATGCGGCGGCCCACCCAGAAGCCCACGCCCACGGCGTCGGTCAACTGGCGGGTGATGGCCTGGCGGTGGAACTGGCTCACGCGCTGGCCCTGCATGCGGACCATCTTTTCCAGCAGCTCAGGCGGGAAGACCTCGAAGACCTTCTTGGTGACCCGTCCGCCGAAAGGGTCGGGCGCCACGGCGTCCTGGATGATCTTGTGCACGCCGAAGCTGGAGAGGGCCGGGGTGACGAGCTCGGCCACGACGCGCTGGCTGAGCAGGGCGACCTGGCCCAACTCAGCCATGTAGTGGTTCTCGAGGTGCAGGGGCTGCGGCAGCCGCCGCGCCCGCTTATGCCTCGGGTTCCGCATCGGGTCCAGTGCGCCGGCCGCGGTTGGGGTCCTTCTTGGTCTTGGCCGCAGCCTCGCCCGGGCCGGGCGTGGGCTCGTCGTTGGGGTCGTCGCCTTGCTGCAGCTGCTGGGTGTTGAGCTGCAGCATCAGCTGGGCGGGCTCGGCCAGGGCCTCCTCGGGGAAGCGGGCGGCCTGGACGGCCTGGTTCGTGCGCACACCGTTCTGGATGTACAGGTCGTCGCCCTGGGCGTTAGCCAGGTAGGCGTCGGCCGCAGCCTTGTCGTCGAGCTGCCACAGGGGCTTGAAGTCGTACTTCCAGTTCTTGGGCTCCTTGCCCTTGAACGGACCGCGCTTCTGGGCGAACACCAGCTTGGCGATCTGGTCCAGGCGGGGCTTCAAGTAGCTGGTCTGCTGGGCGCTGACGGTGTTGTACCAGTTCTTCTCCTCGTGGTCGCCGCTGGAACCCATGGACCGGGCCCCGCCCGGGGCCTCATTGAACAGCACGGAGTGGGGGATGTCGGTGCGGGCCTGCAGCAGCTCCGAGTTCTTGTCCACCAGCTCGGCCACGCCGGCGAGGCTGGCGGCCTGCATGTCGAACTCGTCCAGCTCCTTGTCCAGGACCATGGCGCCCGTGGTCGAGCGGGTCATGGCGGCAAGGTTCACCCGCTTGAGCACCGACTCCTCCTGGCCCCCGGCCACCATCTCGGACAGGCCCGAGATCTTGTGGACGGCGATGCGGAAGTCCTGCAGGACGTTGGAGACGGCGTGGTGTGTGATGGAGTAGTCGCCCAGAGCTTCGTAGAGGGGCGTGAGGACCGAATCGCCCCAAAAGTTGTTGCGGATGAAGAGCAGGCGCGGCAGCTTGCGGCCGTCGAAGCGGATGATGCGGCTGGCGTGGACGGTCAGGGCCTGCTGCCCGAAGGCCATGCGGGGGTAGATGTGGTAGCGCTCGGGCAGGCCGAAGTCGGGCTTGCTGATGTCGCGCTGCATGTCGGTGGCCCAGGCCCACAGCTCCCAGCGGCTGAGCACGGTCAGGCTGACGATGCGCTCCAGGCCGTCCGGCCGCAGGGGCAGGCCCAGGCGCTCCACGGGCGTGCCGTCGTTGATGAAGATGGCGCCGCCGCCGTAGAGCCGCCCGAAGATCCAGGCCTCCTGGAGGCGGCTTTTAACCTGCAGGCGGTCAAACTCCTCCTCCAGGCCCTCCACGTCCACAGCCTTCTCGTACTCGATCCACTCGCGGCAGGCGTCGTTGGGCAGGATCTCGACGATGCGGCGGGCAAGGGCGTCGGCGGCGTAGAGGTCTTCGGCCACGTTCTCGGCCAGGGTCAGGCCCCACTGGGCGTTGTTGGACATGCGCTTGTCGCGCCCCGGCATGCCCAGGCCCGTCATGAAGTTGGCCCAGCCGTCCTTGACCACCATCCGGGCGGAGTGCTTGCCGTAGAGCCGCTCGGCGGCCTGCAGCTTGGCGTCGGCGATGACCTGGCGGCGCTTCTCGGCGGACATCAGCGAGCGGGTCATGGCCGGCTGCGCGATGGAGTCGGCCAGCTCCTTGAGCATGGCGCGGGAGCGGCGCGTGCCCTGGGCCGGATTCTTGGGGAGCTTTTTCATAGGTTCCACTCCACGAATCGAGGCAGGCCGTCCGCCGGGACTTCCCAGTGGCCAAGGGCCTGGCTCGTTGCATCCACGTCATCGTTGTGCTCGACGTTGGGGAACTTCACGTACTCTTCGATCACGTCCTTGGCCCAGGGCAAGACCTGGGGCTCGGGCAGATACACGTTGCCGCGCTCAAAGACCGGCGCCACAGCCCGGAAGCGGCCGATCTTGTCGGTGTCCACCGGCACCATCTTGATGCGCGGGTAACGCTTCTGAAGCACGCTCTGCAGGGCCGGGCCGTTGGCCGCGTCCTCGACCAGCTGCGTGGCCTTGGGGTAGCGCTTGGCCAGAGTGTCGAAGGCATGCAGGCTTTCGGTGAACTCCATAGCGCGGGTGATGCGGTCCACGAAGTAGTAGTCCGCCTCCTTGCCACGGTTGAGCTTGCCCCAGACCTGCATGGCCACCCTGCTGGACTCGGCCTTCTTCTTGAAGGCCAGGTCGCAGCTGAGGACCATCTCGTTGAACTGCGCCGGCACCTTGCGCCAGTTCTTAATCCACTCGCGAAGGACGATGGCGCCCAGCTGGCTGGCGGCCCGCTGCTGGTACAAGGCGGACCAGGCGTAGCTGCCCAGCATCTTGCGGGTGACGTCCAGGCGGGCCAGGGGCCAGCGGTCGGGCCAGTAGCTCTCGCCGGGCTTGCGGGGGTCGGCGGGGTGCGCCCCTTGGTAGCCCTCTTCCATCACGGCTGGGACGTCGATGACCTCCCAGCGCTCCCCGGTCTCCTGCTGCATCTTGAGGACGCGGTTGTCGAGCCCGTCCTCGTGCCAGCTGGTCAGGATCATGATGATGGCCGCGCCGGGGGCCAGGCGGGTGTAGGCCACGGTGCCGTACCAGTCCCAGACGTTGCGCCTGACTGTCTCCGACCAGGCCTCCTTGCTGTCCTTGTACGGGTCGTCGATGATCAGCGCGTGAGCGCCCTTGCCTGTGGCGCCGCCGCCCACGCCCACGGCCGTGAAGCTGCCGCCGAAGTTCGTGTTCCACTGCCCCTTAGCCTTGGAGTCCTTGCGCAGCTTGACCGCGGGGAACAGGGTCTGATAGCGGGTGGACTCGACCAGGTTGCGGGCATCGCCGCCCAGGGTCTCAGCCAAGGAGGCGTTGTAGCAGGCCGTGATGACGTCCATCTCAGGATGGCGGCCCATGAACCAGGGGGCGAACTTGCGGCTGCCCAACTCGCTCTTGCCCGACCGGGGCGGCATGCGGATCATCAGCCGCGCGTCCCGCCTATCCACGATGGCCTGCTCGACCCTCTCCAGGGCCTGGCAGGTGAGGCGGTTGAACCAGGTCTCCTCGTACTGAGGCTTGGTGTACCGCACGAAGTCCAGGAAGTGGGCCCGGGCCGCGCGGCGACCCTGCAGCTCCAGCATGTCGTCAAGAAGCGTCATCAGGCTTCTTGGCCTTGCGGGCCAGCTCGTCGGCGATGCGCTGGGCCAAGGCCTCGTCCGTCAGCTCGTCGGGCCGCTTGGCGCCGGCGTCGGGCAGGGCCGCGGTGCCCAGGCCGTCGAAGGTCGCCACCCGCTCCAGGATCAGGGCCGCGGTGCCGGGCTGCTTGAGGTTGCGGGCCTGGCGGGCCATCTGAATGAGCTGGGCGCGGTGCCAGCGTCGCTTCTCGTCCCGGGTGGCCGCGTCCTCCTCGGTATTGATGCGCATGGCCAGGCGGTAGTAGCGGTAGGCCTCGGCATTGGACACGCCAGGGATGGCCTCGAGCCCGCGCTTGGTGTCCGCCGAGCGGCCAGCCATCACCTTGCGGATGATGGTAATGCGGGCCAGCAGGGAGCCGTACATCTCCAAGATCCAGTCCACGCGCGCGGCTTTCACCGGCTCGGACAGGTCGGAGTTCAGCTCCCCCTTCTTTATGGCGGTTGGAGGCTTTTTAGGCGGCTTCTTTTTGTGTTTAAACTTCAACATTTTGTCAGCGGCTGTCATTTGCGGGCCTCCTGCTCGGAGTAGGACTTCCGCTTCGCTGACGGCTCAACCGCTGCAATTTGACGCACTATGATTAGCCCCATGCGGCGGGCCATCTGCTTGACGGCCTGGGGGCTCGTGTTGAGGGCGTAGGCGACCTTGGTGAAGCTCAGGTCGTTCTCGCGCAAGAGGGTTTCCATCTGCTCGCGGGAGAGGTTCATCGGTGGTCGCCCTCCCCCGAGGTGTCCCGGCGCGGGCGGTAAGGCGTCTGCTTGTCCGGGCCGCCAGCCTCCACCATCAGCGCAAACATGCGGCGCCCCGCCTCGGCGCAGTCGGGCTCCTTGGCGTCGGCGATCAGGCGTTCCAGCTCAGTGTGCATTGCCATTCCTCCATTACGCTTGGGGCTGAACTTCCTTCACCTCGCCGTCCTTCGCCCAGGCCAAGTCCCACAGCCTGCGGTTCTTCTTGATCCAAGCCCGCCGGTAGGCGCGGTTCCTGTGGCCCAGGATCGGCACCAGCACCTTGGGGAGCCGGTCGGCGGGGAAGGCTACCGTCCTATCCGGCCGGAAGGTGTCGAGCAGGTCTTTGGGGCTTCCTTCTGCAGGGAGCTGGGTCAAGGCTTGGCCTCCTTCTTCCTGATGGCCGACGCCTCGCTGTCCAGCGCCAGCAGCTTTTCGATGCGCTCCCGGTAGTCCCGATCCAGCTCCCGGCTTCCGTCCTTGTCCCGCCGGCGCTTGAAGTAGTCCATGGTGATGCCGTACTTCTCGTTCAGCTCGTGGTAGGCGTGCATGCGGAACTGGTGCTGGTCCCAGAAGGCCTTGGCTCGGTTGGCCTGGCCCAGGGCCAGCAGGGCGACCAGGAGGGCGATGATGGCGACGGTCAGGCTCATCGGGTCACCCTCCGGCCCTTCTTGGCCTTCCTGGGGCGGCCAGCGGGCTTTTTGGGGGCCTTGGGAGCAGGGATGGCAGTGACCACCACGTCCACCACGCCGTTGGGGCGGGCGTCCACGATGGCCCGGGGCTCCATTCCCGCTTTGCGGAACACCTCGCGGGTCGCATGGGTCCAAGTCAGGCAGGCCCGGGCCTCCGGCTTGAGGCAGCGCTCGCAGCCGCGCCAGTGGATGTCCTCTGCCGTCCCGGGGGTCGTGAGGGGCTTGTGGGAGTAGTCCACGCTGTAGGCCGGCTTGTGGCCCTTGATGAGGCAGATCAGGCGCTTGATCAATGGGTCTCCTGCTTGGCGAGAGGACGGCCGGTCGTGAAGTCGGCCTGGTAGCACTGGAAATGCGGCTTGATGTTGCGGCCCAAGAAGGCGCCCTTGCTCTCCGCCTTGAGCAGGTTCTGGTAGCCCTCCTTGGGCACCTCCTGGTAGTGGTAGCGGCCACCATTGCGGAAGATGACCTGCAGCTCTCCGGCGTATAGGTCCACGTCCATGAAGCGCACCGCCCGGACGTTCGTGCTGTCCACCTCCGTGAAGCCCTCGGGGATGGGGAGTGGGTCTGGGGTCACCATGTTGTTGCCTCTCAGCAGGGGGAGCTGTTCGGGGTGGACCACTTTCAGCTTGTACTCGTGCAGGTTGGCCGTGCGGCGGCGCTCGTAGGTATAGAGGCCCGAGGCCTTGAGGTCCCGCAGGTGGCTGGTCACCGTGCCCGCGTTCTGCAGCCCCAGCTTCTGCGCCAGCTCGTAGGGGGTGTGCCAGGCGTCATCCAGCATCAGGGTAGCCAAGGCCACGCGCCCCGGGGCCAGCCGGCGGCGGTCCTCTTGGGTGTAGTGGCCTTGGTCCTGCACGTCACGCCGCCTTGAGCTTGGGGGCCAAGCCTAGGGCGACCCGGCGCTCGTACTCCAGGCGGGCGATCCGGTCCTTCTTGCGGTAGTAGGCTTCCTTCTGCTTTTCGTTGCGGCAAGGCTGGCAATAGCGCTGGCCCTCGACGGGCTCGCGGTGGCAGCCGGTGGCTGAGCAGAGTCCGTTGGCCATCACTTTTCTCCCGGAGCAAAGAGCCCGTCGTAGCACTCGGCCTGGTGAAGGATGCAGGGGGTCCAGACCTTGAGGCCCAGCGACTCCACCTCGCGGCAGCCCTGGCAGAGCTTGCCCTTGTGGATGCCCACGGGGATGACGATGCCCTTGGGCTGGGGGAGTCCGGCTCGGAAGGCCCGCCACGCTTCGCCCAGGCCATAGGCGTCCCAGTTGATGACGCCGCCCGTGACCACGTTGCCCGCCCAGTGCTCCATGGCCCGGCGGTGCTCGGGGTGCTGTCGGTCGTGGATGAAGCCGTCGTGGCACCGATGGTGCACGGCCGCCTTGTTCTCCAGCTTCTCGCCCACTGCCACCTTGTGGTGCGCCTCAAAGCCCTTCTTGGGCAGAGGGTCGCCGCAGCACTGGCCCGGGGCCGTGCCGTCCGGCCGGGTGTGCAGCTCCAGGTAGCGCTCCTTGGCGTAGGCGTTGCAGTCCTGGCGCATCTTGCCGATGCGGCCCTTGCCCGGCTTGAACTTGGTTCGGGTCAGGCCCTTGGCGCCAGGCTTGGCCGCGAAACCCTTCTTGCGGCGCAGGGGGTGCTTGGGCTTGTTCTTCGCCTGCTTGATGGTCATGCGGCCCTCTGAGCGTGAACGGCGGGCGGGACGCCAAAGTGGTCGGTCCCCGGCGCCTTCTGGCCGGCGCGGATTCCGGCGGTGTCCTTGAGGAGGTAGCCGAGGTAGTCGGCCTCCGTGGCCAACTTGTCCGCCACCGCCGTCAGCATCTCCTGCTCGCCATGGCGTCCGGCCTGGCGGGCGTCGAAGGCCAGGTCCAGGAGCAAGGAGCGGGTGTCCCCCAGCTTGCTGATGGCCAGCTTGAATTGGTCCTTGCGGCTGCGCTTCACGGTCACAGGGCGGCTCATAGGGCCTCCGGGTGATCGGCCAGGTAGTCCCGCCCGGCTTGTGTGATGTGGACGCTCCGGCTGACGTTGCGCTCGAAGCCGGCCAACCCCAGGCGGGCAAGGTGGGCCAGGCAACAGCGGATGGTCGAGGTCGGCAGGTGGGATTCCTCGGCCAGCTCCTTAAGGCTGGGCAGGACCGGCATGCGGCCGTCCTGGAGCTTCTGGATGGCGGCCAAGGTGTCCTTGTCTCGCTGGGTCAAGCGCATGGGTTAATCCCGCTCAAAGGTGCGTTCCACGTGGAGCAGCGTGGAACCTTGGATCGAAGTTGGACCCCCTGGGGCCGCCAGCGGCGCCTGCCGCTTTAGCGGTGCGCGGCCCCAGGAGTGCTCCCGGCTGGCGTGACTCAGCCGGGCATTCGTTACGCCCGGCCCGGCGTCCGCCAGGGCTGGTCCGGGCCCTCGGGCTCAGGGGCGTGCAGGGTGGCCGACCGGAACTCGCAGCGGTCGGGCCGGAAGCCCACGGGCAGCCAGTCGGCCATCGGCATCTTGGGGGCGTCCGGCAACTGGCACTGGATGCGGATGAGGTCGGCCATGCGCGGGCCCGGCGACTTCTCCCAGTGGCAGAGCATCACCCCCATATCGAACGCCGTCAGGCAGTCCTGGCAGATCAAGACCGCGTTCTTGATGTCGGCGTTGGCCGGCGGCGCCAGGCGGTTCATGCGGTGGGGGCAGACGCTCTTGTCAAGCATGGCCATGCTCCACGTGTCGGTGGTGGATGGCGTTGTCGCAGGGCTCGCCTTCCAGCGAGGAGGTTCGGTAGACCCGGCCCGAGCCCTTGCAGTCGGGGCACTGACGCGGGCGCGGGGCGGCGGCCGGCGTGGGCACCGTGTGGTAGGTCTCGGGCTGGGCGTTGAAGATCGCTAGGGGGTGCTTGCGCCGGACCAGCGTCGGGGCATCGTCCGCCAGGAAGGCGGCATAGCTGGCGGTGAGGTCGATGCCATAGGTCGCCGCGGCTTCCAGGGCGGCCTTGCGGGTGGCCTTGCTGCGGGGGACCGGGCGGCCATAGCGGCTGGCCTCACGGATGGGGTCGAGCTGGGACAGGACCGCCTCGGCCCGGGTGTCCTGGTCCGTGGGGGCGAAGCCCGAGGGGGGGGCGGCGTGAGCCGCTTTCTCCCCCCTCTGTTCCTGGTTCTCGTTCAATGGTTCTCTGTTAGTGCCGCAATTTGCGGCTTGGCCAAACCGCAAATTGCGGCTTGGTGAATCCGATTTTTGCGGCTTAACTTTTAGCCGCAATTTGCGGCTTCTAGAGCTTGTGGTGATGGCCCGCTCGAACTGCTGCAGGTTCATGTCAGGCACGTTGATTTCGTAGGTCAGGCCCTCACGGCGGGCCCCATGGGTTGTGAGCCAGCCCCGGTCCCGGCAGTCCTGGGTCGCCCGCTGCACGGTGTCCACGGTGGTGCTCATGATCCGGGCCAGGCGCTCCTGCCCGGGCCACGCCTTCTCCCCGTCCCAGTCGTGGTGGAAGATGGCCAGCATCAGCAGCTTGGCCCGCGGGGGGGCGTCGCTGGCCAGCACAGCCAAAGGCAGGGGGGCGAAGTTGCGGCTGGGACGGTTGCTCTTCGGTGCGCTCATTTGGTGATCCTCATCACATGCCGTTGTGCAACTGCCCGGTTTAAATTGGGCAGTGACTTTTTTACAACTCAAACCATTGGGCTTTTCCACAGGCCATC